ACTGGAGTGGACCCGCCCCCGAGGTACTCGGGTCGCTGCAGGCGCTGGTCGGGTGAGACTACGCCGAAGTGAGCGCGTAGTATTTCTGTGTAACGAGAGCCTCCTCGCGCGTCGCGCTCGAAGAGCTTCTGAATTTGGAAAGCCTGACGGATTTCGTTGATGGTTGCTGAAGTTGCCTCGGAGAGGTCAGTTATGCCGGTGGCGCCTTCCAGTTGCACACCGAGTTTTGTCTGTTCCCAGGACAGAGGACCCGTTGAGCTTGGGGAAGTACCCAGGCTCACGTTTTGAGTTCCGTCATCGCCGATCAAGTCGTGCGAGCCGGACCCATCGACCATGAAGAAGGGTTCACCGTCTCCTGCCGAGTCGACGGATAGGAACTGAGTGTCGAGTGTTAGTGGGGCGGTATCGCCCAGTGGCAGTTGAACCGAAGGGCCTTTTTGCGGGAATGGCAGCGAGGATGAGAAGTAATCGTGTCGCTTCCCGCGTCTTAGCAGTTGGAAGTTGCCCTGGCCATCCGGCCCGTCGTCGGTGTTAGTCGAGACGGAGTCCTGCAGGTTTTCATCTCGGAACCATTCGTTCCAGATGAGGTTGTAAGCTCGATGCCACAGGCACGAGGTAGTGATAGAGGGGACCTTGGTCGGTATGCCAAGGTAGTCAGACAGACTCTGCTCCTGATAGCCCGCCGCCTGAGAGGTCGTCACGGGCACCAGGAAGTCGGTGGAGTCGTCTGGGTTGTCCTGTTCGCCGTTGAAGCGTTGCCAGTTGTCCCAGATCAATCTGATCGGGACGCTAAAGAAGTGCGTGTCCATGTACATATTGTCCATGACAGGATGCAACGGCGTCGCGAGTCTCGCGAAGGTTGAGAGTTTGAGGGCGAGTGTATCGCCCGGGAGTGCTTCGTCGCAGAAGATCGGGACCAGGAAGCCCGAGTCGAAGGTGGTCTTGATGCCACAACTTCGATCGAGTGAGGAGCGGGGTATGTCCGCCCGTGGGATTTGCGCGAATGAGTGTTGACCGCCAGTAGTGGAGCGTTTGGTGCCCATTATTTGTTTGCCTTTCGGAGTGCCTTCGTAGTTGATCTTGCAACAGCGCCCAGGTCGCCAGTTGGTGGTGGCCCTTGGAAAGGAGCAGGGTCGATGAAGTCGAGAGCGCAGCCCAGGTTAACGCGGTTTGGAAGGTTGGTCGTAAGACCTGTCGAGTCGTCGAATGCGCCGGTCTCGAACAGGGTGTAATCGGCAGCGTGCCGATTGAAGTTGTGACCCTCGCGGTTGGCGGCCTCTGCGAAGGAACGCAGAGCCACGCCAGTGGATTGAGCATAGATAGGGAGAAGGTAGGCCTGCGCCGCGGAGTCGTGGACAGAGAATTGCTTAGTGATCATGCGGTTTCCTTTTTTGGTTAAGTTGATAGAGCAGTGTTAGTTGTATTGCGAGTATGAGTATTTCTAGAATTGTTTCTAGCAAGTTGGAACTTGGTTTTGGCTTTGGAGGGGAAAGTGTAGGAAGCATTGAATTGGAGAGGTCATGGCATGTCTCTTGTGTTGCGGCGCATGCGTGCAAGGTGGACTGTTTCCCGGACGGCCAGCCGTTCCGGGGTGTTGTTGGCCGCGTAGCGGGTTGCGTTCAGTGAACGATTGATCGACCGCAGCGATTGATCCAGTGGATCATGCTTCGCCTGCTGCGTGTCGTAGTAGCGAGGGGGTCGGGTCGAACGGCCCGCCACGATTACTTCGTCTGAGGGGAAGACGTCGGAGCGGTACCGTTCGAGCCACGATGCCCCAATGCCTGGACGGCGGGACATCGTTGTATAGGGGGCTTTGACTTGGAAGACTTCGCCAGTGGCTCTGTCTACTCGTTGATAGGCTTGCTCGGCGTTATCGCCCAGTTGTTTCTTCATGATATAGCGGGCCACGTAGCCCGCAGATTTATAGGTGGCGGCGCCGATGGAGCAGAAGCCTTTGCCCCAGAGTTCGGAGAGAGTTTCGGAGATCCAAAGTTGGTCTCCGTGTTTTGAGGTTTTGAGTTTCTTCCTGTCGATATGGAAGTCCCAGCCAAAGAGGATGCAGTGATAGTGAGCGCGATCCTCTTCGTCATATTCGCCGCAGTGGTAGTAACGGATCTGGATCGGCTCGCGGGTCCCTTCATACGTTTGGCCTTTGTAGTGATACCGAAGAGCCTTGATGAAGGTTTGGAAGTCCCCGAGCACCAGGTCGTGGTCGGCGTAGAGTTTGGGATCGTAGGTCAGAGTCAGGAAGCAGTTGAAAGGGTGCATTTGTATCTCGTGCATGCACCGAACAGCCCACTGGCGTGAGCGTTCGAGTCGGCAGCCAGAGCACTGGCCGCACGACACTTTGACAGTAAGAGGGAACGCCTCCGGGGAGGAGCCTTGAAAGGCAACCTTCCCCGAGGGCGTTCTGTAGCCCGTCAAGGGGTGGTAGCAGGCCAATGGGTTTAGAGGCGCCAGCCGCCACGCATGGGCTTTCTTGCCATGTTCTTGGAGTTGATGCGGACAGCGCCTTTTCGGAAGCTCCGTCGAGAGCTTTTCTTGCTCATTTTGCGGCGTTTGCCGTAGGCCATGTGGTTTCCCCTTTCGGGAGTTGTTGTTTTTTGCGGACTGGCAGGAGTTTATTGAGCTTTTTGGAATTTAGCCAGTCCGCACAGATAGCATGAACTAGGGCTATCTGTAGTGGCTCCTATTCGCCCTCAGGAGGGGCTGGAGCGGGTTGCGGCCCCGCAGGGGCCGGTGTTGGCACGGGTTTTGCCGGCTCGGCGACGGCTTTCGTCGCCTTCGGGCGTGCCTTCGGAATGAGTCCGAGATTCTCGGCCTCTTCCTTGTTGTCAGGGTCTGCGAGGAACTCTAGGAGCCTCGCAGGGGAGTTATTCATGCGGTCACGGGTTTTGGCCGGGAGACGTGCGAACGCCTCGTTGGCGGCGATTACGCCGTTGCAGGCGTCTTGGTAGTCCCCGGAGTTGGTGAAGTCCCCGTAACGGGGTGTCCCCAGGTTTGTTGCGGGCAGTTGCCCGGTAGCGACCCATTTGAGCATGATTTTGTTGATGTCGCATTCGTCCCGGAACGATTGCTTAGTTCGCCCTGGGAATGGGAACTTCAGTGAGACGCGGTCTCGCTGAAAGCCTCTTCTAACGATTCGTTCGGTCATTAATTCCTCCTGTGTCGGGTTGCGTAGGGAAGCCCGAACTTCTTGATATGGGCTTTGCCCTGCGGGCTGTTCCTGAAGTTGTTCCAGGTCTCGATGGTGAGTTTTTTCCCGCCGCGAAGAGCATCGCGGGCTGTTGACCAGACTTCCGCTGCGGTCTCAGCCTTTGGGGTGTTGGCTTCGATGAGTTTCGTCTCCGCCTTCGTTTTCGCAGTCCCGGCCAGGACCTGGCCGAGTTGGGCGCCCATCAGGCCGCCCTTTGCGAAGGCTTCGCCGAGGTTGGGAGATCCGTGGGCCATTGCCCCGGATGGGGTTGAGGATCCTCCCTGCTGGTAGGCGAGGATCGGGTTCAGTCCAGCTAGCCGCATGTCGGCCATAGAGCGCTGGTACGCGCTGCTGGACATTCGCTCCTGAAAGTCGCGTGCTTTTTGCGCTTCCCGTGCGTTGAAACGACGTTGAGCGGAGGCGCCGAAGATTCCGCCCACTGCCGAAACGGCAGAGGCGGCAGCGGCTACGCCGGCGGCGGTAATTGCCATAATGACCACTCCTGTTATGAGCGTGCTCGAGCTTCGCCTGAGCACTGGTTAGAAGTGGTCAATCAGGCCCGGTACGCCGTAGGTCGGCATCGGGCGTGCACATCGGTACGAGAAGTACCCGTCGAATATGAATTCGGGTTCCGACGGAACGGCGATGATCCGCGCGATCGGGGGGTTTTCTTCAATGAAGTCCGGCCCGAGGACGGGCAGCTCCTCGAAGTCCTGCGCCAGGTGCCAGGTATCGAGAGGTGTGTCGGAATTGCTCCTCATTTGGCCGGTGATCATCGAAGGTTTGTAGCGGTATTCGGCGTGTCGTTCTTGGTACCCGAAGACTTCGTCATCGGCGTCCGGATCGTCGGCGCCTTGGGCGAAGATCTCTTTGTTGAGAACCGCTTGTTCTCCCAGGTGGGAGAATGCGGGCCAGAAGAAGTCGAACCGTGTTCGCCGCGAGAACATTCGCGGTAGGCCCTGTTGGTAGTTGAGGTCGGCTCGCACAGAGACGAAGCCGATTAGGATGCAGTGCTCCACGAAAGATTTTGTGAAGCCATGCTTAGTGGACGACGCTATGCCGTAACCGGCCAGGTGTCCTTGAGGTGTCTCGTCGGCGACATCGATGCCGCCTGAGGTTTGAGCCACCGTAGTGATATTGACTGGAGTGGACCCGCCCCCGAGGTACTCGGGTCGCTGCAGGCGCTGGTCGGGTGAGACTACGCCGAAGTGAGCGCGTAGTATTTCT